TACGAGATTTCTGCCTGTCTCGTGGGCTCGGAGATGTGTATAAGAGACAGTCAGTATATAATATCTTATTTCCAATTACAAGCAATCTCTCCGTAACATCTGATTCCTTACCCATCTGTCTCTTCAGTCTGCTGACTGAGCTTTCTGGGAACTGCGCTGCCTTACCCTGTTTTATTTCACCTATTTTGCTGTAAAACATTGCTTGCTCTTCTTTTGATAAATACTTGTTCCAATCAGCATAACGATACTGTTCATCCTGATTACCAATATTCGTATTGTCCGCACTGCTCAATGCATCATTCCACAGTTTCTGAATATCGTTTATATTCTCTCCCGCTGCCGTCATGAGCTTGTAGGCCTCACTCTTTGAAACCTCAACACCTTTGAATGCTTTTGTGAACGCGGCCTTGATCTTATCCAAGAACGCGTCTATCCATGTCTTGATTCTGTTTCCAAGAGTTATGTTATCCTTCATAAGCTTATTGACTGCACTGCCATCTTTAAGCATCATCTCGCAAGCATCCGCTATTACCTCATCGGTTACTTCCTCCAGCGTCAGGTTCTTATACACATCCTGTTTCTCTCTTACAAGTCCTGCGAATGTGTCTTCACTGCCTTTATAGTATGTATTTATAATGGCCTTCTTAAGGTCTGCATACATCTGCGGTGATGCTTCCTGGATATAATGTGTGAGCTCATGGGCGGCTGTACGCATGACTGCGTTCTCGCCGAAGTTTCCGGCACGCATATTAAGGTATACCGTACCGTCATAATACATTCCTTCTACAGATATGGTTCTGTCTCCGAGCTTTGTGCTTCCGTCAAAAATCTTAATCTTAACACCCGTGGCATCCGATACTACTGAGAGAACCTTGGCCGCTCCGCTAAGCTTCTCGTTGCCGTTAAACTCCTTCATATCCACATTATCATCAAAGCTTACTTTATCCGAGTAACTGCCTTTTTCTTTGATGTCAAAGGTAATCTCTTTTTTCGCCCTGTTTTTCGCATTCTTCTTATCCTGTGCCGCCTTAACCTCAGCAGCTTTATCACGCACTCCGAGCTCGTATGCCGCCCTGTACTGTCCTTCAAGCATCACATCATCAGCCACCGCCGCATATGCATCCTTTATGTCAAATCCTGCACGGCCGTAATTATACATATGTGCGAATGCTGTGGCAAACGCACCCACACCGGCATCCGTTTCCGTTTCAGCATTTAAGCCATAATCCGCAAGCATGGTATTAGCCACTCCTGCGGAGTATTTATTCTTTCTTACGAAGTTCAGAATGGCATCTGCTGTATCGGTAAGCTTAATCTGTGATACCGGAATATCTCCCTCATCCGTATGTACTGTTGCATTTTCATCGATACCGTTAAATTTCTTAACCGTAACCGTTCTGCCATCATTAAGCACTGCTTCCCTTACCGGAATGCTCTGTGTTACCTCTTCACCCTCTGGAATATAATCATTGTACCAGCTATGCTCTGAGGTCTGCTCCGGTACTGCCTGCTGCGTAATCTCCGGGTTGTCCGCCACAGGTTCGCTGCCCGTTTTACTGTCTTTCGATGACACATCTTCACTCATATTCATAAGCGTTGCCAGGCGTCCTACATCCTTTGCTGACACTTCCGGCGAATTTTTTATATTCTCGGCAAGCTCTGCCGCTGCCGTACTTCCGTTTTGACCAGCTTCGGCCAACAGGCTGTCAAGCGCTCCGCTGTTGACTATGTTCTGTCCGGTATACGCATTGGCATAATCTCCCATACCTGACATATTGGTTGTTACTGCCGGTCCCACATAGCTGTTATATATACCTTTTACGGTTTTATTATTATTGATATAGAGAACATCTTCGTTGGTTATCTCCTGTCCTGTCATATCACGTTCCGCTATATCAAGTACCTTTCGTGCAGTTTTATCCGACACTCCTTCCGCTGATAAACTCTCCTTGAGCTGTGATACCGTGTTCCTGTAACTCTGCTCACCAATAATTCGGGAAAGTCTTCCGACTGATTCTGCGTCTACCTTGCCACTCTTAACCTGCTCGCTTACCGCTGCCGCCGCTTTAGATACATTATCGCTGTCGATATTTTCAGCGGCCTTAAGAAGTGCATCAACGGATCCATATTCAATTATTGCATTGCCGTTGGCATAATCTGCCTTTGCTCCCTTAATCTTCCCGGATGCCGCATTAAATGCAGCCGCTCCGCCTGACATTACAGCACCTGCTGCCGCTCCGAGGCTCCATTCCGTAAGTGAACGCACGGGATTAAGGACCGCATCATCATTGCTCAATGATGCAATCTCCCTGTCATGGTCGTATATGGCTTTCTTAGTGGCATTTTCCCATATTCCCTGCAGAACTTCCTCATTACCTTCCTCTGCCGCACTTCTTAAGAAATTCATTATAGAATTAGCTTTACCCACCTGTGTCTCAACACCTGAACCGACTTCTATGATACTTCCGAGTGTTCCATTAATCAGTGCGGCTGCACTGGCTTGCGCATCCGTTGCACCTTCAGCTTTCGCGGATGCATAAGTATCTCCTTCCATCTGTGCAAACGACATCCAGTACTGCGGATCTTTTGCAAGATTCATTATATAATTCGATATCATTTGGCTTATTTTGGTGTCACTGGCAACCGAAGCCGTAGATGCTGCCACAGCTCCGCTTCCGCCCATTCCGGCCGTAACAAGCGACATAACAAGAGAAGGTATTGATGTTCCAACACCCTGCATAATGTCAATCCCCGCCTGCTGCATAGAATTATTATATTTGAGCTTGTTGACAGCCATCTTCTCCTGCTGTTCTTCCGCGGCTGTTCTGGCATCCTCATTAGTTTTTCCTATCTCTTCTCCCGGAAGATCTATTCCAAGGTACTGACCTGCTTTGGAATTTTCAATCTTTCTGAAGAGTTCACCAAGCGTACTGTCCGTGAACTCACCAAGACTTGAATTGACATTTGCCACGCCAGTCATCACAGCCTGACCCATTGCACCTAGAAAAGACTTGTTCGCATTATCTTCAATGTACTTATCATAGGCTTCCTTCGCCATTCTGCCTTCATTATTGCTATAATCAGTAATGATATCATCTGCATTATTAATTTCGCTAAGCAGTTCATCCCTACGCTCTTCCAGTCCATCCCAATAATCAATTGTTCCTTTTCTGTACATAACAGGAGTACTGAGTTTCTCTTCAATTGATTTAAGTTCCTCATACTTATCATCCCACCCTGTTTCGGCCGCATGTGTTATTCTAAGTTCGCTTGCTCTGTTTTTTAACCACGCAAGCTCACTGTTGATTTTCTCCTGTTCACTGCTGTCGGATGTACCGTATGACTTCGCTGCACTCTCAAGCTCAGCTATACTATTCTGAATATCCTCGTAGCCGGCACTTCCATATTTGTGGTACATATTGAAATCATTGGCATCCTTGAATACATTATAATGATTTTCCAACCATGTCTTATCTTCTGACTGTTTCATACCGGATGCGCTGCCGGACTGCATCTGTTTATCTATCTCACTGATTTTGGCCATTGCATCATCATAGCTTAATCCGGCATATTTCCTGCTTAGATTATAATCTGATTCATCTTTGAAATTCTTCATGTAATTGGCAGTCTCACGCTGTGCCTGGCGCATTTCTCCGAATCCGCTTCCAAGCGCATTGGCATACTGTGTAACTGCATCAGCCATATCTTCCCCGTAGAAATCCTTATTCTTATTTACCTCTTTTTTGAGCTTATTAAGGTCATGCTGGGCATATATGTACTGCGGAAGGCTCTTAATATATTCCTTTCCGGCATTTGAATTATATTTTGATGCGCCATCTGTTACCTTGGCGGCCGTGCTCTGATACATATCCGTATATTTACTGAGTGTATCGGCCACATTCTGATATTTCTTCTCCTGCTCATATCTCTCACGATATCTTCCTGCCGCCTGTATACTACCGGTATTGCCCGAAGAAGACTGCTCCGTATTAACGGATACAGCCTCCTCTTTTTCTTTCTTATATCTGTCACTATATCTTCCCATTTGTTTATCTCCTATTTTCCTGTCAGTTTGATTCTTAATGCGCTTGTTATCTTATTCTTAATGTTCTGCCATGCATTTTTATTTTTAAAATCGTTGGCAGAAACAAGGCTCTTGTACATCTGATATCCTTCATCATCACTGATATAGCCCTGTGAGACCAGATAATTGTTGATATAATTATCCAGTCCGTCATAATCGCCTTTGCTTGCGTAGCTTTCCATCTTGCTATACTGTTCATCTGTCAATGATTTTGCTTTTCCGGAGCTTCCGGAAGATGATACCTTAGTGCTGTACTCCTTATTCCACTGCGCATCGGATACACTGTCACGCTGCTTCTGATAATTAAACTGCTGGTTCCACTGCGCATCGGATACACTGTCACGCTGTTTCTGATAATCAAACTGTTTATTCCACTGCGCATCAGAGACTTTATCTCTCTGAATCTGGTAATTGTGGTTCGTTGTATCCCAGTAATCCGAGTTCTCCGCGGCCGCCTGATTCTGATAATAATTACGCAGGGATGTCCAATCGCTGTAATCAAGATTACGCGCCGAATCATACTGATCTGCCGCATAGCTTCTGTCTGTCTGCCAGTCGGATACTCTATCTCTGTACTGGCTGTAATCATTATTATGCATGTTCTGTGCAAGGTTGAATCTGTTATACAATGCATTAGTTTCATCATCATACGTTCCCTTGGCCATCTGGTAATATTCCGGCAGATTGTCATTCAACTGCTGAAGATATGACTGGTAAGCCTGATTCCCCGCTGTGGATGCGTAGCTGTTGCCATATCCTCCGGTCATTGCCGCCGCCTGTCCCATGGTATCCTGCATGGCCTGCTTTCCGAGCGCCGTATACTGATCCTTCGCTTGCTGATACAACATATCTGAATTAATGTCGTACTTAAACGGTTCCCTGTTATTTATTTGGCTCATCAGATTGTTCATCTGGCTTGTATAATTTGATTTGAACGCTCCCGGTTTATTTTTCACTGTTTTATCAAGATATGCCTTAGCCGCATTTACCGCGGATGATGCCTGATACTGTCCGGAGTATTTTTTCAAATTACTCTGTGTTGACTGTGACACGCCCTTAAGTGATGTTCCGGTTCCGGTCTTAAGTTTTGTGTTCTGGTTTTTATTATTTATAGCTGCCATGATTCCGCTCCTTTTTTCTTATTCTCATTTCAGTATAGAAAAAATCCCATGGGATTTTCTAACCCATGGGACCTTATTATCCAAATATTTTCTTAAAATTCATAAGCATATTCCTGCTGAATTTGGTATAACCCGGCTCATCGCACTTCCTTATCAGGTCGGCCGGAATACTTCTTAACGGCACTTCAACATCACGTTCAAGCACTGCTGCCATCTTCTCCTGTGCCGCGGACATTGATTTCTCGTCCTTGTACTCACCATCTTTACAGTATTCTTCGGTAATCGCCCTGACCTCATTTTCAGCCTTATCTAAGATGCCTCTGAGATTTACCCTGTTCTCTTCAATGATTATAATCATGTCAACCGGATACTTGTTATCTGCGAGACTGTCTATAAAAGCCACTGCCTGTTCTATCTGTTCAATTCTCATGTAATTCCTCCATTCTCTTTTTAAGTTCTGCTACATCCGTCCTAGTCTTCTGAAGCATGTTGGTTATAAGGCTGATGAACTCTGTATAGATGAGACCTCTTATCATGTCTCCGTCCTTTATGCCAAGAGATGCATATAATGCATTATCCTCCGGCGAATCCGGATCATCATGATATGCACTTTCGACATAACCGGCAAAATCCTGTGATGTAAGTCCTGCTGCCTTTAAGGCTTCCAGTACCTGACCTGCCTTAAATCCCAGATGTCTCCTGTGGCTTGTTCCGTTCTTCAATACAAAGGAACATGGTTCAATCGCATCAAAAAACTTCTCATATGAATCGAGGTTCTGCCACTCATCCTTAAGTCTCTCATCAGACAGCGTGGTTGTTCCGGAGCTGTTCTGATACTGCACCGTCTGCGCCCTGAGCCTTGTGACTGTCTTGTATGAGGCGCTTCCCGCCCATCCCAGCGTGAGTGTGAGTCCATCCCTAAGCCGTGACATGGCATAATGTCTTGAACCGTCTTTCCACAAAGTCAGCAGTCCATACTCTGTGGCCGCTGACCAATAGCCAAAATCAATATCGTGATATGCTCTCACGTTTCTCATAGCTCTTATTATCAGACTGCTCGAATTATTGCCTATGATTATGTCTCCGCTTGATACTTGGCCGGTTGCTATCGCATAATTATTTGATGAATCCAGCCCGACCATCGTTCTGGCTGTTCCGTCTTTATCATAGAAGTATATATTAGTTCCGTTCTTATGAAACATGCTGCCATTCACGGAACCTCCTGTAGAAGGAATATATGCTGACAATTCCGATCTGAGTGCAAGAGTACCTCCTGTAGACGGAAGATTTATATTAACATTTTCATCCGAGTTATTACCAGGCTGTAACAGGGTATATCCTGTTCCTTTTCCAAACATGAATATTCTTCCGTATGCATTATCTGCATTGCCCGTTTTTATTCCGTTTCCGAGAACAAGACGAGACTGGCCGTCCACAGTCTTAGTTCCTTTCTCAAATATCTGCCAGGATCCATAGTCAATGCTGTTATCGCATATATACATCTTATTGCTCCGCACATTCGCAAAAGGAACTGCGCCCGTTCCTATGTTAAACTTACCGGCATCCGACGGAAGTATTGAACCGCATCTTAACTGCCATGAACCTATATCAAGACACTCATCATATTCTGCCATCTTTCCGAACGCGGCTCCTCCCTTGGCTGATGCTCTGAGACACATCGCAACTTTTCGTGAATATATTGTCTTAATGAATCCATTTCCGGTATTCACCGAATCTGACGGAAGAATTGTAACCTTATATGATTTCGTTGCCGACAGGCCGCTTACAAGGCTGTCCTGACCGCTTGTGAGCGTTCCGGACTTGACTACGCTTCCATTGCTTTCAATTTTGTATGTAATCTTTCCTGCGTTTTTTTCTCCGCAACTACTATACGTCAACGATGCTTTAAGCAATATACATGTACCGCTGTCCGATGCTGTCTTATCAGAAGTACATCTGTATACATTAACACTGCCAATCGCCGGTATGGAGTACGAATACAGCGACATTGTCCCCGTCTTTGTTGTTGAACGTCCTCTTTTATCCACAGCTCTTACTGAATAACTGACGCTTGTACCTTTTATAATTCCGGTTGTCAGCGGTGACTTTCCACTGTATGACTTTCCTTCCGCACTGACCGTATATGTAACAATACTGCTTCCGGTTCCCGGTGTTGCTGATATTTTAAACACTGCCTTGCTGTATCCTGCAACCAGCACTCCCCATCCGTTTACAATACTGTTACCTGATGCCGCCGTTATTGATACGGTCGGAGTACCCGGCTTAACAGAATCAGGAAGTGTGACTGTTATATTCTGTGCATATGAACCTATTATTGTGGAACCACTTAACGTCTGTACAATCACTTTAACCGTAAGAGACGTTGATGACGGCATGTATCCTGCCATTGAGGCAGGTATCGTCCATACATATGATTTCACTCCTGCCGCAAGCGTTGTTATCACACCTCCGGTCGTACTTCCGTTAGGCAGCATCCACTTTAATGTATGCGTGTATTTACTGTTAGCATTTGTCAACGTGATTGTCAGCTTGCTTCCGGTATTAATTTTCGTGGCTGACAGGCTCATTGACGCCGCTCTGGCTATGTGTGTCAGTGTAATACTTCCGCTGCCGCTCCAGCTATAACTGCTGCTGTATCTGTATACCACACTGAGAGAACATGCACATGTTTTACCACCATCACTATTGTGAGCTACCACTGCAGTACCGGATGCTATTGTTAATGGTGATGACTGTGTGTGATTTGTTCCTATACTGATACTCTTTGCTGTTGTATTTGCAAGGCTGTAGACTGTAGCACCATTGATTTTTACACTTATCGTATGATAATTGTTACTGTACCAATAGCTGCTTGATGCCGTATCCAGATACCCTACAAGCTTCCATGATACTGTTGAAGTATTATCAGACGTACTGACTTTGCTCTCGCTTACTATAAGATCTATGTGTGCATGATTACATGCTCCTCCGCTTATTGTTGCCATTTTTTATCCTCCGATATATTCGATTATAAGTCCATCCGCACTCTTATACTGAATCCACTCATCACCTATCATCATCTGCTGTGATACGGATATGTTATCCACCTCAGCACTTACTATGTGCAGCCGTTCGTTGCTCATATACGCTACAAGAGTTGAATTCATGTAGAACTTCAATGCAGTTGCCGTAAATACCGCACGGAAGTCTTTTTCAATAATTCTGTCATAATCAACCCCGTCCACTGTCACTGTCTCCGTAGTAAGATTCTGACCGACTGCTATTCCGAACTGCGGAACTGCTCCGTCATACTCCACAATGCCGTATTTGATATATCCCGATGTCTCGACAATGTATTTCTCAAAAGTTGTTTTAAGATTATCCATATCAGCTGTGAGCGCCGAATTGTAGTCATACAGTTCCTGCCTTCCCTCTCTGGTATATTCCTCAAGAGTGTTTAGCTGTTCTGCATAACTGCCAAATTCCGACTGTGCCACATATGTTGATGCTATTATCGTCTGTAAATCACTGATAGCTCCGATAACCTTATCATCCACGTTATCCTTCGTCTCATATACATCATCTACATCCTGCCTTATCTGTTTATCCAGAACGGTTATTGTTTCATTAACCTCATCTGCAGATTTGATTATGAGTGCTTTAAGGCTCTCATATTCTCCTCCCGCTGCCGTCACTCTATCCGCACTATTCCCCGTGTACCCGGATCCGGAAATACTTTCGGTGACTTCAACGGTATTATCATTGATTGACTGAATGGCAACATTAAGCTGCTCCGACATTGAATACAGATATGTGTACAATGCCGATACCTGGTTAGTTATGCTGCCATTCAACATAGGCGGAGCAGATATATTCATTTTGATCATCTGCAATCACTTCCTTCCTCAAGTATTCTTGTAAACGAATAAATGTATATCTGTCCTTCTCCCTTGAATTTAATCCTCATATGATCACATCTTCTTGGAATGACCGGTACCGTGAATGTGTCGATTCCCTTTCCTGATATCTCACCCTGCTTAATCCAGTTACCGGAAGAATCATATTCACAGAATATCTCCATCCTGCTGTTCTCTTCCAGCTTCATTCTCAGATTAAATCTTGACAGATATTTATGATCCGGATAATCATATCCGAATATGCAGGTCACAGCTTCCCACGTTACGCTACCTTCCCGTTCTGTAATTGCACTGTTATTAACAGCAACAATCTTCTTGCTGCCCGCGTCTATGTAGTACAATGCGTTGTCATAACTTGCAAACATCATTGCATTGACACCTTTCTCCAGATGCCATATTCCAAGATTCGTGTCATACACATACATGCAATATGCTCCTTTGGAATCATGTCCGGCCATATACAGTTTATTCCCTGTTCCTCCGGCAACCGCTTCATGCATATCTAAATTGCCAAGTTTGGCCGATATGCTTTGCGGCAGGGCTCCGGCATATGCGCATATGCCCGATACACTTTTATAATAGAGTACCTCATTGATGATACACATACTTCTGAATGAACCACGTTCAACACCTCGACATTCGCTGCTGGTAATCTGGTACTGTGCCGGATATGCACCATACACCTTATGCATATAATTTTCTTTGAAAAAAGTAGGATATCCCTGATATGATACTGCTCCGGTAAATACTCCGTCGGTACCGAGCGACGCCGCATAACTGTCCGTGGATGTTCCGGCAAAACAGTTAAAATTCTTGAAATCGCCAAGCTTGGACGCGTATATCTCATTAACCATTTTGCCGTCCTTAATCCCGTAATAACAGCCCCACAGCCTGTTGTTGCTCTCTGTTATATAATCCATATCCGGAATACTGCGTGAGACTTTTAATCCGCCTGTCTGATTGCCTATCGTGTCAATCAGACCTATGACTATTATTGAGTCATCCGATTTTGACTGTATTACAAGTGTTGTGTTAAGGTCGGCACACTCAGTACATCCTGATATCGTCACTCCATCGCCTTCCGAAAAGACCTTTCCTATATTCGGTGCCGAGATTTTAATATATGTCGTTGCAACGCTTATCCACATGGCACTGGTATTACTCCACACCTTCAGGCTGTGCTTTTTCTGTGAAGTATCTATCCAGTAATCTCCGTTAGCCGGCTTTGACGGTTCCTTAGATGAGACAGTCTTTATGTCCACACTACTTCCGTCTGCCTTGCACATGGTATAACTGCACTGTACTGTATTACCCAGCTCCCATACGGCACCCATAGGACCGTAATCTGTCAGGTCCTTAGTGTTGATGTACTTTTTATCCGGCCATATGATCAGATATGCGCCCATTGATACAAGCTGTTTAGGACAATCCTGCGGTTTTGTACTAAGATTCATATCTATCCAATATCCATTAACATATATGCTTGTCCCGTCAACATATATTGGTGCATCTTTGGCCGTGATTCCTGCCGGAGCCTTCAACGCTGTCACATACCCTCTGTCATGTCTCGTCGCAATAAGAGGATAATAATCTGATGTCATATTGTTAAGATCTGACCATTCTCCATCGCTCCCGCGCATATTTGCATTATAGCCGAGGAACTTATCGGTCATTGTCCTCGACTGGCTTGCCGCGCTTAACGTAGGTAACTTCATACGCGCCTCCTGAATTTATATCCGTTGCACCGGTGCAACGGCATATGATTTCTGTTGTACCAATTACTGTAAGCTCCATATGCCTCATTGAAAAGCGCACTTGAATTGTTATACTTATTAATCTCCTGATTGCTTATGTCTATCTGGCTTTCAAGATACCATCTGTACAGCTCGTCATACGGAGGCGGTGCAAGAAGTTCGTCCGCACTTTCATCTGTATAAGGCTCAAGTTCTTTCACTCCATCATGTTCATGAGTCATTATTATGTTCTCATATATCTGTCTTTCGATTCTGTTAAGCCACTCTATCTTACGTGCTGCAGTATAATTATTAGGTTTCAGTTCATCCACAAGTTCTATAACTTCATTGACCTTCATTCTGTCCTCCTTGTATTAAAAAAGGGCGCATCATCTGCGCCCTCCAGCTACAATATTATGACGTCTGAGACACCTGCTCGTCATAGTCTGCCGCTTCATTCTGCATGTCAATAGAGTTCTCATAAATCTCCTTGACTCCGGGCGGCACCATAACAGGTACTCCACGCTTAATCTTATAGTTATAGCCATTGAGCCCGATTATAATATAATCACGCTCATTCTTTCCGCCTCTCGGCACCATAAGTTCTACTTTTCCGTCTTCGGCTTTCTCTGCCTTAACTGCTGCCATATTACGCCTCCTTTAGTTAGTTAGCCACGGCTGTACTGCCGAGTGCTGAGCCGGATTCTACCCTGACAATGTATTCAGGTATAAGAATCTTATTGACTGTACTTGCTTTCCAGCCTACAGTGCTTCTCTGTTCAAGTGGATCAGCGGTACCGCCGCTTCCTCTCTGCTTAACGATAATCTCCATGGAGCCACCCTCCGGATCGACAGTCGCATATGCGTTAGCTCCGATAAAGAGACTTCCATACACATGTACCTTGGTATCACTGCCGACTTCCCAGATTTTAGCCTCTGAAGTTTCAACAAATCTTACACCATAGAGTTTTCCGATTTCTCCCTCGAATATCTCTGCGTTCTCTCCGTACTTATGTACGTCAATGAACTCTGGATTACGCTGGATGTCGTATGATACGTGCGGATGCACTATGGCTACATACGAACCGTCTATCTTCGGTGCATTATTTGTCTTAAGTATTGCGGCAACCTTGGCAATCACATCAGGTGTTACCTTACAGTCATCTGTAATATCATTTCTTGATGTAATAACCGTTCCATCGCTCTTAGGTGCATACACCACATTGGTGCCCGCCATAATCTCATTACGACAGACTGTATCAAGGGTCTGTGATGCCTGGCTTGCGTGTGCCTGCGTAACCTCTGTGATTACAGGGTCAACCGCTGCCATTTCAAGCACATCTGACACGCTTGTATAATCACCGTACTGGTTGATTGTCGCCGATATCTCACGGACATTCATCTTGTTACCGTCCGGTGTTACACCTTCCACAAGCGGTGTGGTTGCTTTCTCATATGGATCGAACTGTCTGATTGATACTGTCTTACCGTTTCCCTTAGGAAGCGCAATCTTTTTGGCAAACTGAACGTACACCAGATTCGGTTCTGCCAATCTTATAAGCTCAGTATTATAAAATTCCTTACATTCAGCGGCAAGGTTATTGCCGGATGCCACTGCTGTTGTAACGTTAGTATTAAGGTTTCCAGCCATGAGCTGAAGACCATACTGTCTTGCTCTGTTCATAATTCCTCCTTTGCGGCCGGAGGACATCAGGTAAATTTAACTACCTCGCCTCTCTCGGCTCTTCTGATAATCTGCTTTATTTCTGACCTGGTCATACTCTTGATATCGCGGCCGCCAAAGTCAGACGCATTACTATGCTCAACCTCATTCGGTCTCATGCCGTTGGCACGCACCGAATTGCTAAGCTGCTCCTGTGCTTTCTGCGCGATGATCGCGTCTCTGGCCGCCTGCAGTTCACTGCTGTGAATGACCTCGTATGCGTTGCGGAGTCCTACTCCGTTACGCACCAAATTAAAAAACTGCTCATTAGCCATTTCCGCATCGACGTCAAACTGCGGATATATCTTCTGAACTTCCGGCACCTGATTGATTACACCACGGTAGAATTCCTCACGCTGGCGTTCCTCTTTCTCACGCATGTTCTGCATTTTCAGTGCACGGTTTTCCTGCTCCATCCTGCGGATTCTCTTAACGTCTTCGACGTTCATTCCGCGTTCCGATGCTTCCTTCTCGTAGAGTTTCTCATCATCCATAATCTTTGAATTAAGACTGTCAAGGAAATCAGGGCTTTCCACATCAAGTCCATAATATGTACCAAGTGCCGAGATACCCTGTGAAAGCTTGTTCATTGACGCTTCAGCTTCACGTGCTCCCTTAAATCTCTTGTTGATGATTGACTGTACTTTAGCATCAAAGTCCTGTTTATAACGGCCTTTGATCAAGTCATCAAATGTTTCCACCTGTGACTGTTCTGCGGTACTTTCTGCGCCGGTTGTACTTCCCGCTGCTCCTTCCGCATTGTTGTTGCCAGTGGCGGGCTGACCGGTACTGCCTGTTTCTGCTCCCATTGCTGCTCCTGCTGCCGCTGCACCTGCACCGGCTCCATCAGCAAATAACTGTAAGCTTAATTTTGTCATTTTAACCTCCTCGCGAATCAGGTCGCGGACCTTATGATTACAAGATAGCATTATTCACAGTCCGCTTTCTAACCCACCACGGATATTTTTTTCAAAAATTTTCTATATGCACATAATCCGGATACATCTCGGTCACTATTGCAAGTCCTGTTTTTACTGTGTAAAACATTGCAGACAGCCTTTCCCCATACTCTCTTACCGGTACCGCTGTAATAACTGCATGTCCGGGTTCAAGTGTTATCTCCATGTCTCTTAAATGTCCCACATCATTCTCCTGTCTGATGCACTCGGCCATCGTATACAATAGGCCTGTCACTGCCGAACACACTATATCCTTGCCATACTCTGCATAACCGGCGTGCCCGTCTGCAGATATGCTATATTCTGATATATTAATCTTAATCATATATCCTCTCTTACTGTGGCTGTGATGCCGCCTGTGCCTGCGCTCTGGCATCTGATACAATCTTATTCTCTGTATCAAGATTACCAAGGTCATCCGTCTGTGTTATTGCGCTGCCTGCCTGCGACTGCACACCGATTTCCTGCGCACTTCCCATTACCGCTGCCGAATACTGTTCAGCAAGGTTGGTTCCCTCGTCAGAATCAATTCTCTGGCACAACTGTATACACATCTGCTGAGTCTGTAATAACTGCTGATACATAAGTCCCTGCTGTGATATCTTGTTAATTAACATATCCTTGCCGTCAAAGTCCATCATATCAAGTGCCATTACTGCCATGTCCGCCATCTGCGGATTAAAGAATCCGAGATTGAAGAACTGTAATGCAAGCTCATTTTGACTCATCTTGGTATATGCGTTTGCTTTCTGCGATGAAACTTCCAAATCAAACACCGGAAGCCTCATTCCCATATCTGTTCCGAACGCTTCTCCCTGCTCCTGCGGCTTGATGTTCTGGTTGGAATAACTTACATACGATTCCATTCCATTTTGGCCAACTATCCGAAACTGTCTCGGAACGTCATAGAACTGTCTGATAAGTTCTATGCACATGTTGATTATTTTCTCATATGCTCTGTATGAATTCTGTGTTGAATCCCTTGATGTCTTACCGGACTGCTCCTGCATTGCCGCTATCGCCGACGCCGCCGTTACACCTGAAACAGAACCTCCGTTGGCAACATCCCTGTTGCCGGATGTCTCTTTCATCTCCTCAATGAGATTATTGCGAATTTCAACATTGACTGCGGATACCGGATCCATCTCGATACGCCTGAGTGAATCTGTTCCAAGGTTACTGTCGCACCTTACCAGCGTCTTTGACGGATCCATAAGCTCATCCTCGTTAACGGATCCATCATCACGGATAAAATATCTCGGTCTTGCTGTGAACTCAGCACTATCAAGTATCGCCGAACCAAGTCTGTCAATGAATAGCTGCGGACTCTTGCATACGTCAATATATCCGAATCCGAACGGACTGCGCTCGACCGGAAACAGAGGGTCTACAACGAACGGATACATCCCATGGTCATATAATCCTTTCTCTGCCATTTCAGGAATGTTTTCTGTGGCATACAGCACTATATTGTCCACATATCTGACAAACTGCAGTATCTTCTTGGTTCCGGAATATGTATGATAATACCAGTCCACAACAATGCTCTTATTACCGGCATCCACAACATCATCCGTGATGAATGTCTTTACCGACAGTGCTCCGTGTCCTAACTTTCCTTTAGTCTCAGGATATATCTGCTCTATCAGGTCATTATCCATTGCCTGTACGCGGAATACATTACGGCTTTTCTGGATATCCGTTATTCCGGGTTCAAAATAGATTGACAATGAATCTATCTTCTCGATGGCAATATCCCCCAGGCCATTGTACTTCTCATTATCCCAGAACACTCCGTATATGGCTGTTCCGAACTTGAGTTTCTGCCAGCCGGCATCCGAGTATGTATCACGGAATCTGTTCTGTTCAAGCACGACAGGAAGTATGCTGGACAGCTTGGCCGCCTCTTCCTTATCGCCCTCTTCCCTCGGCAGACAGTTAAACGTCGGGTATGCCTCATCATAATCTGCATGTTTGCTTATGATACAGTTAAACAGCCATCCTGATGCCGGCTTATTACTGTCCTCCGGTGCGTTCTGGTTAATCATGTCCCACTGTCTTAACTTCCACCACTGCTCATTAGCAATATGTCTTGCTTCAAGGTTCGCTTTACCTCTCTTGTAGGTCTGTAGTATGGTGGATGCCTGCATTATGCTCTTATCCGTAATCTTTTTTGTTGCTATGATAACCGGCTCATTTCCTGCTTTCTCCGCTGCCGCTTCGTTCTTCTCTGTGTTTTTATTTCTGTTCCAAAATGCCATTTGGTTACCTCCTGTATTTTTTTCTCATATCCGCAATCATGTTAAGCGGATCATCTTTAACTTCTTTTGTTCCTGCCGGTTTCCTTGCAGGTATAGGTCTGCTCATTGCCATGTATCTCGACTCATCATATACATGGTCTTCCTGGTCCGTATCTATGTCCTCCGGATGGCTCTGCGAATAACACAGTGTCGGAATTGTCCTGATGAAAGCTTTGCAATTGCTGAATATGTACATCATCGGATATCCATTCTCATCAAAAGCAAGCCTGTAGTGCATCTGCATGAGCCCTGCTATACGCTGATGATCACCCTTGGAAAAATATATTCCATACTTGGCCGCCGTATCAGCCACACTCTCTCCCGATTCGGCATTCCAGATAGCAGGGTCTGCCACTCCGGTAATACGTCTGTTCTTCAGATACGGATGCTGTCTTTCTATTTCACGGATTCGCCTAAACTGCTCATCCGGAGACAGCTTCACACCTTCGTTCGGGGATGTTTCCTGATTGGGACATCCATAATATTCCAGAATCCTGTACAGCACACCGTCACCATCAACAGTCCACCATGCACATGAGAATGGCTTGGAATATCCGAAATCATATGAGCGGTATACATTCCAATGCGCCGGGATATCGAACGGATCTATTACATGCGTCCATTTCCTGTCCTGGTAATGCTCCGGAAGGTCTCTGAACTCCTCAAATACCTGTCCTTCAAATATATCCCAGTCGCCGTCAAGCCATGCTTTACGTAGTTTCGGCGGAAGAGCTTCAAGATTGCTCTTGTACTCCGGGTCACTCTCCATAAGTGCCGTGTTGTCATCAACCCTCGCCTGAATGAATTCATAATCCTCCGGGTTTTCACCAGGCAGATATTTTCTGTCTATGAACAGCCTTTTAACCCATGCGTGGCCGCGTCCTCCGGGGTTCATGGTCAGATATATTCTCTTTGGGAACCCATTGACACCACGCACACATGCGCACAATGCCTTGTACTGATATTCTGTAATCTGCGTTGCCTCGTCGATGAATATGATGTCATACTCAACACCCTGATACCTGTCAAGGTCCTTATCACTGTCCAGATATCCAAATTCTATCCTGCTGCCGTTTCGGAACTTAAAAACCTTCTCGGTCGTGTTATATCCAGCCACAGACTTAGGAATAATCTGCTTCATCGGATTTATGTGGTTATTAATAAGCTCCGGATATGTACGGCGGACGATCAGTATTCTTATCCCCGGATAGTTATTCGCGGCCATAAGGATTGACTTATACCTTACAGCCCAACTTTTGCCGCCTCCTCTGGCGCCGCCATAACCGATTCTGCGCGCTCTTGACATGAACATAAGCCTCTGCTTCGGATTCGGCTCATTCATAACTATTTCAGCCACGCTTAGCCTCCGTATTCGTCGAACTCGCTTACATCTGCCGGCTTACCGGATGCATCCGCAAGCGGCACAACTTTAACTGTCAGTTCATTCTCACTGCCGGCTTCCTTATTCCGCCTGTCACGTTCCTCTGCAGCTCCGTATATCTCTGATACATTTCTGATTGCATCAGACATTTCCTTAAGCCGTTTCGTGTTGAGAACCTTTGTCTTTTTTGTGCGGACTCCTCCGGTCTGTTTATCTTCCACCAGAACTTTATAGAACATCCCGTCATCATCAAGCGCTTTATCGATTACCGCTGCCAACTTGTCCAAACTGCATAAGATTGAAGAGAGTCGTTCAATCATCGACTTTTCGATTTTTTCACACGCTTTTTTGATGCTTTTTTGATGAATTTCTTTCCTGCGGTCAGACCAGCCGTATTTCTTTGCGCGGCTTTGCATTGTGCTCAACGGAATCCCATATTTTTCAGCCAGTTTCGCCTGACTGATATTTGATGCAAGATACTCGGTTTCTATCAATTTCCAATCGTATTTTGCCAACTGCATCACCCTTTCATGTTTTCTTAGTGTAATCGTAGCAGTTTTTGTATGCTTTTTTCTAACCTACGAACGCAAAAACACCGCATCCGTTTTTTTACGGATACGGTGTTTTATCATCTGTATTTTTTCTCACACAGTGCCGCCACAGGACATTTCCTGTAATTGTATGTCTCACAGTAATTCTCCATATGGCCCGCTCGCTCAATTCTGTTTGGGAAGTCGGATGTACACTTGTCCGCTCCCCTGATAAAAGCCTCACACACAATCCGGCTTCCCGAACTGGTTTTGTAATACGGACATATAACGTCCTGGCTTACCCAATCTGTCATTTAATTTCCTCCTTTATTTTTCGTGTAAAAGCCGCTGTAACGGCTGAAGCAATCTAATCACCTAACTTTTATTCCATATTTCTTTTGTGACTACCACGTTTTTTTTGTGGTTTTTTTATTTTTCGTCATATTTCGGATATGACGGTCGGAAGGAGGTGAGTGCGATAAAAATTTTATTAACTTTTATCCGAAATATTGGTTCATTCCTAGAAATGGTCGATTCCATACGAATGTATGCGTCTGGCAATTTGCGGTCATTTTATGGTTTAGAGCTAATGTTCGGATATATATTAAACTTTTTAGCGCGCTTTTTGTTTGATTTGTTAAATTAATAAAACACGCGCACTACCGGCGGGGACAAGCCCGCCGGGTAGTTTTTCATTCATCATCCATATATGACCTGGTAAACTCATGAATAAATTCTTCGCGCGTTCCTATGTATGCCTCATAGTATCTCTGTGCCATCTGTTTTACGCTCCTGTCAAGCGCCCTGCCCTCTGCCGTAGAAGCATGTATACCGTGGCCGCTCATATTGTGATGTGCGGCACACAGATATATCTTGAATCCTCTGCGTTCGGATGCAGCACGGTTGGCCGTTCCTTCAAATATGTGGTGACAGTGGAGATTGTATGGCGTATGGCACACCCAACAATATCTATCCCTCTTCGGGTCCTGAAATACTGACTTCATCCCATTTCACTTTCAATATCTGCAAATTCTTGACCAGACGTTCTGCATCGTCAATACAGCTTAACAATGCACGTTCCGGCACCCTCTGTCCCTTGTAGTCATCAAGATACTCAGCTATACTCTTTGCTGTTCTTGATACCTTTGTCCTGCGCTCTTCAAGTTCAAGTAACAATTCGTTTTCCTCATCAGGAGCCTGTGTCTCTGTTTCATCATCTTCCGCTGCCATATTGTCATCTTCCGATGCTGTCTGTTCAGGCAGATATTCCGGATGTTCATCTATTGTGTCCTGTCCTTCTATCGGCTCATGCGATGCTTCATCAGATTTTGCTTCGCATCTAGTAATTACTGGTTCTGACGTTACTTTTGCTTTCGTTACTTTTGCTTTCGTTACTTTTGCTTTCGTCACTTTTGGTTTTTTTGTTTTCTTTTCCTTGACTGCTTCCACATGTACCGGTTCTTCCGCTGCCGGCTCGCTCTTTACAGGGTATGGCCTGCCATATCTTTCTTCCCATGTACAGCTTCCAAACAGCTTTGTATATTCCTCTGTCACCTGCTCCCATGTGCATATTTCCACGTTGTTGGTCCTGATATTGACAAGATTTACCCTGTCCTCCTTGCAAGATACCATTATCCTTCCTACACCCTGTATGCGGACCGTGTATATGTTCTCGCCTGCAGGTGCCAGTGTTTCCATCAGCGTATCGATATCTGCATCCGGTTTCTCATACAGTTCAGGATTTTCAAGAAATAACTGGTACATTGCCTGATACAGCAATGATGCGTCTTCCAGCTCTTCTTTTTCTCCTTCCAGATATACCTCCATCGGACTTATCGCTTCCTCCGCTGCCACTTCCTCCTTAAGTACCTGTATGTCAGACTTACTGTATGACGGAGTAAGTTCGGCCACTACCGCTGCCGGAAGCGTCAGCATCATTGCCAGCTTGCTGTAGCCGTATCCCGTATATTCCGTCATCAGCCTGTCTGAATATCCGTCAACGGAATAATTGTCATTGATTGCTATAAATCTGGAGACTTGCGACTTATCAAGGTTATACTCCGCCTGCGCGAACTCCGTCAGGCTGTTATATCCTGACTCTGCAAGAATATCAGTATCTCTTGCTATCTTGAGCAGATACCCGATTTTCACAAAGCTTTCTGCCGCTTTATTCATTTCCGTATCAAGTGCGGTCTTGAACTCACTGTATGTTCCTTTTTTCTGTTCTATTTCCATATTTCCTCCTATCTGCTTCCTAATGCTCTGAGTTTTGATGTTGAAAGATACTTATCAAGCCACGGCTGTATGTCTTTGGCATCCGGCTTATTGTCATATGCCTGGTACCACTGTTTTATCCTGTTTCCGGCTATCTCAACCGTACAATAGGGTACATCTGGTGCGCTCACTTTTCTGAGCAGAAGAATATAGCTGGTTCCTTTCGCGTGTCGGCTCATGTAGGTATCGCTTGCACCTACGCAGTGATGAAGTGCGGTTCCTTCACGTATTATCTCTGCCGCACTGCTGGCCGGACGGATTATATATCCGTCTTTTTTGTATTCATATTTTCTGCACAGTTTCTGGTAGCTCTGCTCTATTTCAGGAAATTCTTCGTTCTTCTTTATCATGCGTTCTTTATTCTTCTTTTCATTGATTTCAAGTGTGATCCTCGCATGTGATTCTGCAAGGTCCTTCGGAAAAAGCACAATGGAATCCGTCATGTCATAGCCCGCTGCCGCTTTCATTCTAAGATAATCGTAGTATCTGTTCTGCTGGCCTTTACCATTCTCTGTTATGTATTTGACATATTTGGCCGCGGTCATATACCTGAGTGCATATGAAAGTTCTATGAACCCAAGCTTCCTGATGTCCGGGATTAATTCATCCGCCCACTGCTGCCCCGTAGCAGTTTCAAGCCTGAACAGTTCAAGCAGTTCCGAATCTCCCTTTGCTTCGACAAGCTGTGCCACACGGCTCTGTCTTATTCCAAGCCTTTCAAATACGGTCTTTCCCGGTTTCATCTGTGTTTTTCTTTTTTTGATTGTCTCTTCTGCCAATAATACAAGTCCCTTTTTGACAAGCAGTTCCATTTCAGGAAACCTTATGTAGGTATCTGCATACCTGACAATCGACTCCTTGCCTTTACCCTTGTAATATTCCCTTATACCTGAATATCTCAGGCACGTACTGCTTAATGCCTCAATATTGTATATATGTCTTACATCGGTATTATGGAAATTTACATACTCGTCCGAATACTGCTTTGCATTCGCTGTACTGAAGCTTTTTGAGTTTGGCCGATAATAAAATTTTTCCGAACGGCGTGCTCCCGGACTGTATATTACGTTTGCTCTGACAGAATACTCCCATTCCTCTGCCTCGCCCAGCGCATATGTTTTTTTAACATTCACAAGCTGGATAAGGCACATATCGTTCTCTAGTGCCGTTATGTTATAGAACTCGCTTGTGTCCGTCCATGGGCCTCTGTATCGTCCTTCCTGCATGTAATCCGCGTCTGCTTTGCAGAACCTGCATGTACATCTTTTTCCTTTCGCCGGAGTCTCTATATAAGACTTTGCATAATCTTCTATCCTTTCTGGCATATCAGTGTAATACTTATCCCTGTTACCGCATTTTGTGCATGTGAGGAATGCTATGTTGTGTTTTCTCAGGTAAAACATGTAATTGTCTCCCATCCGGCGTTGTACAAACTTTTTGAAGCCATCGGACAATGGTGGTATCTTTTCCATGCTGGCGCTTATATGAGCTGTTTTATTTTTTGCACTCTGTCGGCATTTTTTGTCATGTAGTTTTCCCTCAAGTTTCTTTATCATCCCAAGTACCGTATCTGATTTATCCGGTTTCTCATGTATGAATTTCTCGTATTCTATTCTCATATTGCCGGCATGGATGTTCTGATCGACATTATGGGTGTGCTCATTAATTCCGACTACTTTTGAGTAACTCCAGTCATAGATGAGTGAGTTCACCCACTTGCTATCTGCAACAATATAAGTTGCATACCTGACGTCATCTATGCAGACGCGGATCTTCGGTACTGGTCCGCCGTCATACAGTTCAACGATAAGAGTATCCTTGCCTCCTACATTCATGACCGCTGCCATGGCCGCATACTTATAACCTTCAGGAATTATTGCTGTGATGTACGGTATCTTCTCAATCTCCTTGTACTTCATGTCAGTCACACTTTCCGAGATAATAGTCTTTTATTATCTTCTTTGCTGTTGCCGTACCCGGTATTCCCAGTGTCACTCTTGATGCGGATACTCCTGCTGCCTTTACCACATCTGACGGTACATTGTACTGATTCTTCCAGGCATATTTGAGCAGTGCGGCCAGACAGCCTTTTAATGAGTGTCCTTTTGAGCGTACCGCTGCCGTAAGTTCTTCACTTTTCGTACACTGTACTTTGATATACTGCACCCAGTCATTCATTATTTCTACCGTTCCGAGATCGGCTTTTTCAACATCCAGCTTGCCGAAGGCGGCCGTAACAGGTGTTGTGAGTGTGTCAATCACTCCATCTATGTAATCCTCGGCATCTGCTTTGTCTATGCCGTTTTCTTTTGCAAGTATTACAATTGACTCTCTGTCGCCTTCACGGAGAAGTCCCGCTGCAGCTTCATTGATTTCCTCCGACGATTCAAATTCTCCAAACTTATCAAACATTTCTTTTACCTCCGTCTAATTTTGGTTGCACCGGTGCAACTTTCGATTTTTTCATCAAGGATCGTTTTCTCCTTTTCTTCTACATAGTCCGCAATATCCTTTGCACGCTTTTCATCAAGTCCTCTGACAATCTGTATACCGTGAAGCTGGCAATACACACGCACCTCGTTGACCGTATGTCCTGTGCGTGCCGCTATCTGCCTGAGATTAAGCTTGTCTATGTAATACATCCGTTTTATCGCGTCACTGCTTAAGCAGCAGTCACACGTTATCTGTCTCATGTTTTACTCCTATCCGGGGACGGATTGCCGCCCCCATTGTTGTGATATATTGATATGTCAACTGAACTCTGCTATTGAGGACGGCCAGTGTCCGGTCTTTTTGAATATTTCATATTTGTGGCGCTGATAAGAAGTCATATCACATATGCGGCGGAGCGTGTAATACTGGTATGGATAACCTGTTACACGGTTGAATCCCGTCACTATGCTGTCGTAGTCCAGCCACCATCCGTCATTCTCCATCTTTGGAGTTATCTTCGGCTCATCCCTCCAACGTGAAGCTGACATTTTCTCTACCACAGGCACCGGCTTTTCCAGATTCCGGCTGCATGTGTATCTCTGCTTGAACGGATTTCCCTCCATGCGGAAACTCTTTGATGTGTCCTTGATTATGTACTCGGCAAGATCCTTGTACTCGCCGGTGTCATCAAGCGGCACCCACATAGGGCGGCCATACTTCCAGTTCTTGGTAACAAGTCTGGTCGTGCTTATTCCGTCCTGCGTTATGTTGTTGATAATGAGATGATGGTGCACTGCTCCCCTGCTGCCATATTCGGTAGCAAGGATGTACTTGAACTGACAGCCTGCCTTACGGTAGTCCCTTCTCATATCCTTGAGAAAATCTTTAAGAATCTTCGGCTGTTGTTCCTTCTCCGGCCGGTTATCTTTACGGTACGTCAGTATCAGGTGAAGATCGTCACCCTTGAAGTTCAGATTGATTGTCCTTCTCAGCTTCTTTTCTGCCACCCACTGATTCTGCCGCTCTATATCCTCCGGAGTTGCTTTCTTCTTAGCGCTCCTCGGCATTCCCGGTGCCCCATATCTCCACTGATAGGTCTTCTCCACCTCTACAGTGCGGAGCAGATACCATGTTTTTTTAGTGTACATAAAAATCTCCAGTGAAAATATCTAAGTTTAATACTCTTAACGAGATTTCAAAAGGGCATTTCACCCTTTAAAAATCTAGCTTTTCTCCGGTCTGTATAAGGCCGGATTATCTGCAGTTATTCCGACTGTCCACATCCGTTTCCGGATATGTTATCAAGCACCCAGTCATATGCCGTATATACCCTCTGCGTATAACTTGTCCCATCCGAAAAGATATGTTCATCCGGTGTTCCATGATTATAGTAATTGAGGGCTTCATCAAGCTTACCGCCGGAATACTCCATGCACTCGGTAAAAATGATGAGCATCATATGTACGTTCTGCACCGGATCGGTTCTGTAATCATACAGACCATTGTCCGCTGCCACCTTGTCCCATATGGATGCATGTATTTGGCAGAGTCCGAAGTCGCCGCCGTCCGGGCTGACAGCATCCGGATTGATGCCTGACTCTGCCTTGGCTACTGCCAGAACGAGCTCATATGATATTTCATAATTCTGGCAGAGTGTATACATAGCTGCCTGTGCGTCCACAGACAGCGGGATAAAATTGTAACCGGTAAAACCTTCCGCCTCCGGCTGTGTATCAGCTTCAGCGTAACGCTCATGATCCGGTACGAAATATATATGTACATTCTCACATTCCGTAATTGTCTCAACTTCTATGTCAGAATGTCTGTCCGCTTTATCATCCGGGTGGTACTGGCTCTTAAATGCTCCGTATGACACTGCAGCTCCTGCCACAAGCACCACCATCATATTAATGAAAAATCTTGCTATCTTATTCATGTCTTCCTCCTAACCGTTAAGCTGCCATATTGCCTGCAGCATATTGTTCTCGGTTGCCGATAATGTTCTTACCGCTTCATCCAATGACATATCACGGCCGCTCACTGAATGTATCGCCATATGGTTAGCAACCGCCATTACCGCGTTCTTCAGATTGTTGAAGTATCCTATTGGTTCATAACCGTTATCTTTACTGCACATCGGTATATAATATTTATTGACATCGATCACATACTCGTCATTTATTTTTATCATATATTATCACTCCTTTATCCGGAGCAGAATGTCCCGCAACATCCTGCCCCAATTTCAGCGCTTACATAGGTCACGCCGAATGATGCAGGCGGGAATTGAACCCACCGCCGGACAGAGGTACACTTATCCGGCCTGCCAACACTGCATCCTGCCGGTCATTATGACCGGTCTGGCCGCTTTACTGCCTTACGGACTGCGGCATATTGTTCTCAACATATCCAAGTGCATGAAGTGCCTGACGGTTAAGTCTCTCGGATACGTCTTTTTTCTCTTCCTGTGTCAGACTGTCCCAGTCTATTGTCTTGCCGTCTTCAATAATATGAATCCTTATGTTCATTCCAATCACCTCACTACATATCTATTGCAATGCTTAATTGTCCTATTCATCAGCCGCTGCCGGGATTCTCCATTCACCGTTTGGTTTACTCTCTGTTATCATCATTTGCACTCCTCATCATTTTGGCTATGAAGGCATCCACATCATCAGCATTGCCGGATGCCTTACGTACCGTTGCGAAATTCTCAACAACGTGCCTAAACGCCTCGTATTTCTGGCTGTCAAAAAGTTCTATTTGTCTAATTCCTTTGGCATATTCCTCTAAAAGGGCGACTGTGATAATACAGTCCAGCTCGTCTTTCATTCTTATAGATTCCGAAAGCCTCAGGCTTATCCGGTCCATTCTTTTCTGCAAATCGTTTTTAAGTTCCTTGAATAATTTGTTGTCCATTCTTGTGTTCTCCTACTTGATTATGTATTTTATATTTTTCTTGTTCCGGAATTCTAACCCGGAACGGATATAATCTGCTTGTTCAGGGCGATTATATGCACAGGCTCCCATTATCTTGGTAATTCACTACATACTTCATTCACTCCCGGATGCAATGATCTTAATAACGCATGATAGTTATCAATTACATACTCAGGAGGAATCACATATTTCTTAATTCCATACCTTGTAGCAATATCATCTTCAATATGACATCCATTCCAATCCCAACTATCACAAATTCCGATAAATACATCTGCCTCCGCAAGTTTTTCAAGTGATTTACCCAGGTACCAAATAGCCTGATTATTTGTCTGTGGCGGGTTATCTTCTATATAGCTGTCAATCAGGTCTAATTCTTCTCCCTCCAGTAATTCAGCAATTTTCTTCATTTTCTGAATACTCTCTCTGATTTTCTCCTCTGTTCTACCTTTCATAGGCACGCTTACAAATAATTTCTTCATAATAATCTTTCCTTTCTGCGTTGTTGCTTTACCTCTATACTGTTGTTAGCAACCATTGTTCATACCTTTTTTACTCCTTTTGCTCCTCCTTATCCCGCTGCCGTGTTCTTCGCCTGCTCGTCTTTCATGAAGGTCATTCCCTGTCCGAATGAAAGCAGCTTTTCTCTCTCTACTTCCGTCAGCTTTGGAAGCACATTCATAAATGTTTCAAGGATTTCCTTTTCTTTCTCTGACATGCCAATTCTCCTTTCCGTATTTTTTATAAAACATACATAATGTAATACGTTTTATTGCCATCTTCCACGATGCCCCAATCTTTTGCCGGTATCTTATCTACAAGCATCTTCCTGTATTCTTCTTTGTCTTCCTCTTCAATGCCCCATTCCTCAAGATAGTCCTCAATGTGTTCCTCAAAATCTTCAAATATCACACACCCATTTTTTAAAAATTTCTCTGCTTCAGATTTTGTACATCCATCCATTATTAGCAGTTCTATTTTTTTCTCTCTTATCATAGCTAATTGCTCCTTTCTGTATCTTGTAGATACATCATAATATCTAGTGGACACTTTGTCAACACTTTTTTGTATCTTCAAGAAACTTTTTTATTGACTTTTAAAAATTGGTGGTATATCCTAGAATAAAATACATGGAAAGGAGGGCTGACGAATGAACGAACGAATACACCAGCTCAGGAAGGCACTCGGTCTTACACTCGAAGAGTTCGGCACCAAGGTTGGAGTCGGAAAATCTGCCATCAGCAAGATAGAGCGTGGTGAGAATAACCTATCCGAACAGATGTTCAAAAGTATATGTCGGGAATGGAACGTCAATGAAGAATGGCTCCGGACAGGCGAAGGTGAGATGTTTGTGGAACTGACACGAGATGAGCAGATTGCTTCCTTTATTGGTTCAATACAGGCTAATGTGGATGATTCTTTCAAGAAAAGATTTATCTCCATGCTTTCCACACTGGATGAGCCGGAATGGGAATTACTGGAGAAAATGGCTTTGAAACTATATAAAAAGGACTAGGCGTCAACCTAGTCCAAGAAGGGCTTTAATATAGCAGAAGATTATTTTCAGATGTCTCTCTTCCGCTTTATCAAGCAGCTCAATTATAAGTGCTTTGTAGTCCATATGGGTTCATCTCCTGTCACCACACGTACTAAAGTAGCGATAATTTATATATAGCAAACATTTGTTCGATTGTCAATTATATTTACAATATTTTTCGATGATTAAATTTAGGTAGTATAC